AAACTAAATAATAATTGGTGGTTTTTAATTTATACTCCTTTCAAACCAATACCGCTAATTTGATTCTGTAACTCTTTCAAAGTTTCAGTGTATTTAGAAGGATCGCCTAACTCACCTTTCATAATCATTTTATAAATGATCTTTGCCTCTTCTCTTTGACGCAAACGATCCTCATACGCAGACGCAACCATTTGATTTTCACCATCGACAGACATCGACTCTCCAGCGAATCGCATTAATCGTAAAACCAACTAAATCAAGTTTACACCCACAAAGGAACATCATGACTGCAATTCTTAGATGGAACATCGAACACACTGATACATTTGGCGATAGTCCTAACTTCAGTTGGGTTAATCGTTCAGAACTAAAGATCCCTGCTCACTACTGCGGCATGTGGGTAGTTCGCAAGATTAAAGAACACCTTGGATGGACTGGACTTAATTGTGAAGTTATGGATCTTGGCAATTATGTATCAATCAAACCTAAAGATCGATGCGAGATTGTTTTTGCTCAGCTCAAATAAACCTCACCATTTTTAACCATGAGAACTATCGAACGAGAAATGCTTTTTGCTATTTATCAACGAAAAGATTGGCGTAAAGACAATACCGAAGTTCAAGTAATTTATTGCGGACATACATTGCCTGAGATAGAACGAATTAACATTAAATTGCACGGCAACCACATTGCAACTATTGAGAAAGAAACAGTAACTATCAATGACACCGGATGGCAAACTACAACTACAAAAAGTCGATTGAATGCTTTGTTGGGTGAGTTTTGTAATGCTGGAATCTATCAATCAAAGTATAAATGGTTTATTTATACTGATTATGATACGCAAGAAATGAGTAAGAATGTAGAGTATAAAATTAAAAGAATCTAACTCACCTTCAATGACTAACAAACTACTCAACGTACTCTGTTTCCTCGTGGTTACGGCGACATTTGCAATTGTTGTGATTGAACACGGTCAACAACCACGCGGAGGAATAAACATAAATCAAACCAAATACAAACCCCAAAATTAAAACAAAAATCAAGATCAACAAAACAATTCCTATCATCATTTCACTGAGGAGGCTTAGACTTTGAAAGAAACTTGCGATTCCTCCCGTGACTCGGGAGTTTAATACGCCAATAAGAGAGCCGTGGAACGGAGTTATTAAAACATGCTTAGACACTGTTGATTTACACAACGAACACTTATTTAAATCAAACAATCCAAAACACGCACAAGCAGCAGAAATGCTACGATGCTATGTAATACATCTAAAAGATTTAATTAAGTCTATCGAAGACTCACATTAATAACTATTTAGAAATAGCTAAATGAATCTCATCAAAGCATTACTTCCTTTTGCTTCGTATAACCAACGTGAAGTTTCTTGCACAACTTTAATTATTTTCTTAGCCATCGCACAAAGTAAAGAGGGTGTCTTGCAGTCGGATCTTTCCGGCAAGCTAAAAGTTTCGTCTAGCTCAGTTTCTCGTAACTGTTGCCTTCTTGGCGATAAGACTCAAAAGAATCAAAATGGGATGGGGCTAATCAAACGAGAAGCTCATCCCCACGATGCAAGAATCAACATCCTTAAACTCAGTCCTAAAGGTTGCCAACTGTACGACCAACTGCTAGATTGCCTCTGAGTTTTACTAAATTATGCAAATTAACGTCTTGTTAACAGAAGAATCTGTTTACTTCAAACCTAGTGTTATTAAAACTGAGATTAATGCCGACATGACGGATTCTTCAATAGAAGCTTATTTTCTTTTATTTAAAAAGATTATGGCGCACGCAGGGTTTGATGATTATGAAATACTTCACGGAGCAGTAGAGTTTGTATTTAATGATTCGACAAACCCAGAAACTTTAAAAAAGATAGCTGAACATAACGATTTAATTTTGGGTGAATCTTTTTAAAGAAAGCGGCAGATACAATGGTGACAAACAAGTAACACAGTGTAAAGGATTACTTTAAACAAACAAAAACATTTATTAACACACGATTAAGTTAAACAAAGTTAAAATTATTAACTCAACGAAAATTGTGTGTCGAAAATCAGGTTAAAAAGAAGTTTACATTTTTTAAAATTGTGAACATACCCGCTCCTAAAAGATAAGTATTTTAAATCAGTTACTTAACTTGCTTCTGTGCTTAGTAGGTGATAAGGTAAACTACATGGGCGGCACCGGCCCTTAACGTGGCGCAATTACTTCTAAATCAAACCATCATGACCAAACCCACAATCAACAACCTAGTAGAGCAAGGCAAAGTTGCTGCCAGACTTTACGACGAATGCGACACAGCACTCACACACCTTAATGAATCTTTCGGCGCACCTTACGAATCAGCACGAACTAATCTAACAACAGATCTAATCTGCGCTGATCATTCAGGAATTGACCTTGATGTTTTTAAAGGAAAAGAATCTCTTTTTAGATATCCAGAGTACAACACCAACATTGTTGTCAGAATTACTTCTATTCCCACGGGGCACAGCAGACTTGAAAAGTTAGATCAAAAAATTGCACAACTTGAGCTGAAACTAAAACAAGCAAGACTTGAACGAAAAAGTTTGGTTGAGCAACTGAAACTAAGCTCAGCCGTTGATTTTGTTACGGATAAAATCGTAACTGCTTTCTCCCGTATCAAGTAATCCAACTTACTAACACTCACACTTAAAACCATGGACAAAAACATTTTTATTCTGCGCGTTGAAATTAGTGCAAGTGTGCGTCAAAGCACTCAAATTAAGTTTGATGATCTTCGACTCCCGCAGTCGGTTATCGAAACTCTCGAAAAACAACAATCCGTTTCAGTTCGTCCGAATCTTTCGGGAAAACTTAAAGAGTTTTTGAGTGATTTGCGCATTGAACAACGGAAATTGTACGACGAGTGCACCATTCACCAAGGAGATACTCATTTTCTCCATGAGGATTTCTTCGAAGATGCAATGGAACGCATCAAGAACATTCGACAGAAAGCGAGTGAGTTTAATAAACAACTCTGCAATCTTTGGGTTAGTGAGCATGAAAAGTGGATTGAAACAGTCGGTGGCTTTCTCGAACCTTTGTTTAAAAATGAAGAGGTAGAAGCATTAAAGATGGCTAAAGACGCATACTTGCGTTTGTTTCCAACTAAAAAAGAATTTGAAAGTCCGATTAATGTTTATGTTCTCGGACCAAATCCTGCTTTCTTAGATGTAGCACGTAACAAAAAAGATCATCCACTAACTAAAGCTATTTATGAAGCTTCAGTTGCAAATACCACAGAGGTATTGGAGGCTGCTAAAAAAGGAGCAGCAGATAGAGCTTGCCTAAAAGCAGCTGAACTACTTGATGATCTCGATGTGCGTCTGGGAACTAAAGTAGGTGAAAGACAAACTGGAGGTTCAGTACGTCGTGGTTCGTGGCAAATTGCAGCTGAAAACCTGCGTTTGATTTCTTCATACTGTCCTGGTTTTGAAAACCTAACGGTTCTTTCTGATGAGTTGTTGGAGATTGGCAATCAATTGCAATCAGATAACGCAAAGAAGAAAGATATAGCTTATCAAAAGTTTAGTGACCACAAAATTAAAATACGTCAAGAACTGGAAAACATTGTAGCAACAAGAGATTCAACTGAAGGTCTAGAAACACTTAAAAAGTCTTTGTCTCTTTCAGGGACATATAGAGATTTGATTTCAAAAATTGAAACGGCTGAATCAGAAGGACAACTTGAATCTTTGAGTGATGAAATTCAAGTAGAAAAAGATGTTTACGATCAACGAGCCAGGCACCTACAGAATCTGTTCGACCGAAAAGCAGAGCTAATTCGTTCTGCAAACATCGGTCTAGCTGAAGTTCTTGCGGAGGTACAGACAATCAATGCAACTTCTGTTAATGATCTTGATTTTTAATGAAAACCACTATCTACATTCTTGAATCCCACAACGGATTTCTAAAAGATATTGAAGAATACACTTCCGATATCCTTGAAGCAGTCAGTTTTACAAATTTTCAGTTTGCTTGTCGAAAATTAGTTCAAGTTCGTCATCTACTTAAAAATGAATGTTGGGTTTCGACACAACAAATTCCATTTCCACGACCAAAACCTTACCGTATCCACATTTTAAACACTAAGTAAAACAATGAACGATCAACTTTTTACAAAACTCCAAAACTTTAGATCTTCACTGAACACTTCGTTCTTGGAACGAGAAGATGTAATTGATGGTCTTTTGGCATCAGTAATCACTAAACAGAATACATTTTTGTTTGGACTCCCTGGTACTGGAAAATCTGAGCTTGTCCGAGCTGTATCAAATGGTTTTTCAGGGAGCAAATTTTTTGGTTATCTGCTATCCCCGACGACCGATCCATCGGAGTTGTTTGGACCAGTAGCTGTGTCTAAATTACTTAAAGACGAATACACTCGAGATACAGAAGGTTATCTCCCAAACTCAAACATTGCATTTCTTGATGAACTTTTTAGAGGCAGCTCTGCAGTACTAAACTCTTTGCTTACTATCCTCAACGAGAGAACATTTAATAATGGTAAGCAGGTAATGACCACGCCTATCCAATCAATCGTCGCGGCCACTAATTCTTTTCCGCAAGAAGAAGCTCTTCAAGCATTCTGTGATCGATTTTTGTTTAGACCAACAATTAATGGACTACAAAAACCAGCATCGCGCAGATTGCTTGACCAGTGGGCTTTGGGTCTAACTAAACGCCCCGCAGTAAAGTCAGAATTGACTTACGAGGATCTTAATACTTTAAACAAAGATGCAAACGACATAGTTGTTAGTGACGAATTCTTGGATAGATTTTCACAAGTTTTTGATCTCCTGTCATCACGAGGAATTACTATTAGTGATCGACGACGAGTTCAGATTCTAAAATTTATGCGTGGGTGGGCCTTGGTTCAAGGAGATGATACAGTTTATGCTGATCATCTCCATAAACCACTAATCCACATTATTTACAAAAATGTAGACGACATAAATGTGATCAAAGAAGTATTGGCTCAGGCTATCCCCACGGCGGAAAAAATGGTCGCAGACATCAAAAAAGCTCATAATGGACTTATGACGGAGCATCATACAGTTAACTCTCAGGAATTTAAAGCAATCGGTGATTTAAACAAACTAGTTAGTAAATTGCGTAAATCACATAACGATTTGTCTACGTTAGATCAAAAACTTAGTTCTATCCTTGACTCTAATGAGTATCGAATGTCTGCTTCTACGCGGCAAGATGCTACAAAATTGAGTCAAACTTTAGAACAATCAAAACAAATGATTGCAAAATCTATTTCGGAGCTTACGTCATGAATTTCAAAAAAGAACGTGAGTTTATTCGCCTAACTCATAACGAACCTTTAGTTTTGTCTGTCTCAGCTCTGTGCGACTTTTTGTGGGAAGATTTTGTTCGGGAAACGCAACCTATTGTTAATTATTTAATTGATCATTACAACATCACACAGCTTTCGCGTTTTGGTAAAGAAATTTTTGATTATCTTTATAATGGTAGTATAGTAACACCATTAATCAGCGATGACGAAGCAGAGACTTATTTCAGAGCGAAACAAAACAACGAAAATCCTCCATATCCGAAAGGTTACAAACCAGAAAATGCTTTTTGGCTAAACATGTTTATTAATATTTGCCAAGCTTCGGCATGGCCAAATATTGTAGCAATCTCTTGTGGCGATCAATTCAACGCTGGAAATAATGCAGTTAATATACTTAATAAAATAAGCGAGCTGATTGAAGAACAAATTCAAACCAACGAAAAACTGGTATTTATGCTTACACAAGGTAGAGATGAAGTCCAGCAACTGCGTGAGAAATTCATTGAAGCTAAAAAACAAGGAAATGATCAACTTGCCGCTGAGTTGAGGCAAAAAGGTAAGGAACTAGGCAAGCAACTTGAACAACAATTTCAACAAATTGCAGACAAACTTAAACCTGCACTCGAAAAAGCAATCGATAAAGTTAATCAAGAAGCAAACGAACTTAATGAGACATTAGAAGTATTAGCTGGAGACAATATTGGGACCAAAACAAAGACTAATGATCTCCACGAAAAACTAAATCTTGCTAAAAAACTTAAAAACAATAAAAATTTAAATAATCTAATAAAAAAAATTGGTGCTCTAAAGCGTGCTTGGGCAAACCGAAAGCGTGCAAAAAAAGCACAAAGTAATTACAGTGATGTAGTTGCGATAAAATTCTCAGATGATGTAAAAAATGCTTATCCAGTTGAACTTGCTTTGGCTGGAGATAAAGTCGGACAAGCTCTTTTTGCTATCAAATATGCACAAAAAACACTTCTAACTAAAGATTATGAAGCAAAGACTAATGAATTAAATAAAGGACCGATTGTTATGTACATAGACATTAGCGGATCTATGGCAGGACAACCCGAAATTTGGAGCAAAGCAATAACCTATGTTATAGCTCAAGAATGTTTAGAACAGCGCAGAGAGCTGCAAATACATTTATTTGATTCAGTTATACAAGACAGCGTTATTATCAAACCTGATCAAAATGATAATAAAAGTTTGATTGATTTCGTTATGACGTGGATGACAAAAGGAGGTACTTCTTTTTCCAGTGTAATAAGTCACGTGCTTAACGAAGTAGAAATTGACCCAAAAGCCGATTTCTTGATGATTACGGACGGAGACTCTAATGTTTCGGATTCGTTTATTCGCCGTTTAAACGCATTTAAAGACGAAAAAGAAATTCAATGGAACTCTTTTTGCATAGGACAAAAACCACAAGTTTTGCATAAATTTAGTGATGAAGTATTTTTAGTCAACATTCATGACGATACGTCGTCAGTTGATTTGTTTCAAAAATCTATAAGATAATATGTGTATTAATAAAAACAATTTATGAAAATAGATAGACAAAAAGATAATGAAGAAATACAAAACATAATAGAATATTATGAAAACATCTGTAAACCACCTAAAACTGCAAAGTTAGGAGATTTGTGGTTGAATACCGATGATGGATCTATTAAAGTTTGCAATAAAATTTTGAATGGAGTCTGTTATTGGTCAGATACATGGACAGAGTAAAAAATTTAGAAGATATAAAAAAATTATATTTGATTATTCCAATGATTTTGGCCTTATGTCAGAACAGCTGACCGACCAAATAATCGAATGGGATATGAGCACAAAAGCATTAAATGATCTTCACGATAGACTGTGTTACCAAACGACGAAATAAATACTTAAAAAAATATTAAAATAACCTGCATTACTAAAAAGACTGTTTAGCTTGCCTTGGTCATGTCTTTCCTCCCATGAAAGTCCTTTTCAAACTTGGCGATACAGCACTTGACAATGCTGAAGCTTCAGCTTTGTTTTCAGTAACAGAAAGCACTCCATCAATCGTTATTGACATTCTTGATCACATCAAGCCGTCAAAGATCAATGCAGAAAAACTATTTTCTCTAAGTGTACAAAAGAAAAATCCAACACTTGCTAAGTTGGCTGCAAAGTTTGCGATTGAAGGAATTGAGCCTGTCAAACGGCGTCGCTCTGGCGAAGAGATTCAACGAATTAGCGACATTCGTCCTGTAAAAGAAATTAGTGATCCATCAGAAGCTATATCAGAACTAATTAGTTTAGATAGCCTTAAAAGTATCGGTGCAGCAATGATTTTATCTTCACTAAAACACAAAGATAAAAAAACGTTACGCGAAATTGCAGTATCGACAATTAATGAGTTGGCTTACCTCGGAACAATTAGTGCAGATTCTGATTGTTTTAGAGGATTTATAAAAGATGCTGACGGAAGCTATAGGCCAATCGCGAAAGCACCAGGAATAAGTCGGTCGGAGTGCTACCACGCTTCGCCTGTGTACACAGCTCTCCGGGACGGTCTTGCTCTGTTGGCTGAGTGGGGTTTGGTGGTAACTGACAAGACTACAGAATATGGCGCCAAAGACCGCGACAACACCGCCAATGTCGAATTACTAAGACGTACAGTGTACTTGATTGAGCTTTCTGAATCAGGTCTCGCTGTGGCAAACCATTGGGGAGACCTCACTAGCTACATATCAATGCGCTGGAGTCAACGTGTTAGGTCACAATCGTCCGTTATCCATTTTTGACCGTAAACAAGTAAACTGAGGCGTCCACCGGGGCGCCTTTTTTATTATGAATTTAATTTACATAACGGATAACGAACAGTATGAAAAAGCATTGAGTGAATTGAAAAACATAAAAAAACTTTGTATCGACACGGAAACTACTGGGCTGGATGCCCGCATCTCTGACATCAGATTAATTCAGTTATGTTCAACTGATGACACAATAGATGATAGGAATGTTTATGTTTTTGATTTATTTAATTTAAAACAATACAAAGAATTGAATAACTTAATAGAGACAAGAGAGATGCTTGTTGCTCACAGCATGAATTTTGATTTTCAATTTTTATTAAAAATTGGTATTGATTTTAAAGGAAAAATTTTTGATACTTACATAGCCGAAAGATGTTTAAGAGCAGGTTTTAAAGAGAAACGAATCAGTCCTCAAGCACAGAAACCTTATTTTGCAGATATTTCTTGCAGTCTAAAAGCTGTTGCTCAACGCAGATTAGAAATAGAAATAAGCAAAGAACAACAAGTATCAGATTGGTCTAAAGAAAAGCTCGATTTAAATCAAATTGAGTACGCAGCAAGAGACGTAGAACTTCTTCCAAAAATTGCAGCTTTGCAACTTAAAGAATTAGCGGAAGAATCTTTACTTGACATTTATTCACTGGAATCACAATGCATTCGACCTGTAGCCTCAATGTGCCACAGAGGGTTCAACGTGGATATAAAAAAATTAATCGAACTAAAAAAAGATATAAGTAATGAATTAAATCAAAAAACGCTTGAGTTTTGCGCGGCTTTAGATGCTGCGCTTCCTGAAGAATTTAAACTTCCAAAAAATTTAGATGGTCAAATAGCTATAGGCAAAAAACCAAAAAAAGAATTTAACCCAGGCTCAGGTGTTCAGTGTGTAAAACTTTTTAAAATATTAAATGTTGAATTACCGGTTGATCAAAACACGGGTAAACCGACCTTGTCTCAAATAGCTTTAGGTGAGTTTGATAGTGAAAATTTAATATTGAATATGTACAGAAAAAGAGTAAAAATAGAAACAAAATTAGAGCACGTAGAAAAACTAATAAATAACATAAACCCTATCTCCAATAAAATTCATAGTGGATATAATCAATATGGAGCTAACAGCGGAAGATTCACTTCATCCGGTGTAAGAAAACAGACCGCAAAAAAAGTTAAAGCTGAGTTTGCTATAAATGCTCAGCAAATTCCGAGAAGTAGTGAATTTAGAGGTTGTTTTAGAGCGAGTGAAGGTTACAAACTTATTATTTGTGACTTTTCTCAGATAGAACTTCGGTTAGGAGCAGAGCTTATAAACATCCCGCAAATGATCGAAGCATTTAAAAATAAACAAGATCTTCATACAGTTACAGCAAGTTTGATATACAAAGTACCGATAGATGGAGTAACTAAACAACAAAGACAAGAAGGCAAGACACTTAATTTTGCGCTTCTTTACGGCATGGGATACCGTAAATACAAAACATATGCAGCTCAGTCTGGAAAAATAATTTCTTTGTCAGATGCCAAGATTGCTCACGCGGGGTTTCATGCTGCTTATCCACGGCTAAGAGCGTGGCATAGAGAAAGAGCTGCCATGGTCGAAGATGGTTGGTGCTATGTTAGAACTCCTCTAGGTAGGCGTCGATTACTGTCTTATGATGATGCGACAATGACTGCTTGCGCTAACACTTTAATCCAGGGTGCTGGTGCAGATATACTTAAATTATCTTTAGCAAAAATTAACGAATATCTTAACCAAGATGCTTTTTTAATCGCTTGTGTGCACGATGAAATTGTTTTAGAAGTTATTGAAACAAAAGCAGACGCATATAAAGATATTCTTGAAAAATGTATGCGAGAAGCAGCTGAGACAATTTTAAAAATCGTTCCTTCAAAAGCGGACGCATCGATAGCTGATACGTGGGCAGAAAAATGATGAATACTCGGTTAACCACACTCGACATCTACGTGTCCGTTGTTTAAGATTTAAATAATAAAATTCAAAAAAATCATGCTAAACGCAAACATTTTAGTCGATCAAAACAAAACTGTATGGACTACTAAAGTAGAAGGAGGTTATGTAGGCTGTGTAAAAACAAATAACTATGTTTGTTTCACAGTAGAAATTTTTGACTCAGCATTAAAAGCAGCTAACAGAGCGCGAAATCTTGAAAAAAATTTAAAAAATAACAATACTGAAGATAGTATAAAGAATATAAAAATTTCTGGTAAAACTAAAAAAAACAAGGTAACTTATCCGCGAAAGCTTTATACGCTTGGGGAAACTCAAACGATGCCACTCCTAAGATTTCAGGAGGTATGGGTTATAACGAAAGACGATTCATTCGTTTCAAATTGCCTGGACCAAAAAAATAAAACATTAGTCACTTATACTAAAAGTCGAGAAGAAGCAAAGTTTTATAAAGATCACGAAATAGCAAAAATGAATATGAGAACTTTAAAAAATGTTGTCGGTCCTGGCTTTAATCTGATGCGTTTATTCATTAAAAACGGTTAAAATTTAAAAAAAGATTGTCATGCCCACACGATTTGCTGGTGATTTCTTTGGTGCTTCATTAACGGAGATACCAGATGAATCAACATTATTTAAATATTTTCCAGGCTTAAGGGATACTTACAAACAAACAAAACAAGCATCTGATACAAAAAGTGAACCACGGTTAACAGGAAACGTGCGAGGAGCCAAAGCTTTCGCAGGTTTCAAAACTTTTGAAGCACCGAAGTAACAAAGCTATGTCTTTTAATTTATACTTATTAGCAGACACCCTGTAAAAAATGACTGCGGCTCGATATAAAGCACCCAGCAATTTCTTAGCACTTGCAGGTTCTCGCTTAGGTTTAGATCTTTTAGAATTATTTAAAGAAGACGAAGAAGGGCAGCAAGGATTTGAAGGGCTTGCACCAGTTTTTAAAACGACAGCAACTACAAAAGGGCGAGGTGGAGTTTTAGGTTACAAAGCTCCAAAAATGCCTACGACAGTTTCCGAATTTTCTCTGATGCCGGAACCGAAGGCGATGGCAGCAACAACGCCGACACCGACACCGACACCGACACCGACACCAACAACTACAAAACAATCTTATGATTTTTTCTCCAGGCCTAATTTAGGGGGTCCTGGTTTTGGTGCAAAAGACATCGAAGCTGCAAAATCAGAGGGATATAGCACGGATGAAATTAAAAATTTCTTAATCCAAAATCAACAATTTTTTGGCCCCGGTCGCTTAAATCTCGCAGAAGATATTCAAAAAGAATTAAATTTACCTTACTCTTTTGTTAACCCGCAAGTACAAGCAGATGTTTTAGCTGGAAAATACGGGACAACGCCTGGTTTAACGCCCGTTCCACAAACCAAATTTAGTAATCCATTACAAACTCAAGAGTTTGTAAATGCACCTTCTACTCCAGCACCCAGAACAGGAATTTCAACTGCTTATGGCATAAGTGGTGATTACTTCGGAGGTGAAGACTTAGAAGCTGCTAGGGAAGCAGGTTATTCTGACAGAGAAATTAAAGAATTTTTAGATAAAAATATCTCAGGTCTACTCCGCGAAGGGAATTTACCAGGGAAAGGTGGTGTTTACGACCAGCTACGTGTTTGAAACAAAAAATAAATAAGGTTTAGACTGCTACCAGCGACTAAACCTACTATGAACAAAATTATAAAAATTTTAAAAAGTCGAATAAGGGTGTGGCGTAAGCTGTACCCTTTTTTATTTGCGTCTGAGTTTGAAGTGAACATGATTCTGCAACCTAGGTATTTTGAGCCTAACGATGTTTATTAACTATTCATTAATTGTTGAAAAAAATAATAAACAATTACAACTTGCAATAACAGCCAACGATGGTCTCCACGCCAATGCACAGGCTATTGACATAGCTCGCGCATTCAAAGGTGACGCTTTTACATTACGTAACGAACAAGCAAAAACATGTTATATAAGTAAATTATTTAAAAAACTTGCTTACAATGAATTTAATTATAAAAATTGCGAAACTTGGAATAAATCATTTTGTAATAACACCCCAGTTATTTACGTATTAGGTACAAAATTTTATGTAAGGCCCTTAATTTTAAGTTATTTAGATATTCCAAGCGATACCTATGTGCGGCCAAGTTGTCATAAAAAAAATTGCATAAACCCATTTCACAATACGTATAAAAATGCAAAAGCTTCAAAACTCACTAGCGCAGACAGGCAATTGGCGCTAGTCTTTGCTGGCCAAGGCGTGCCTGTAAAGGAAATCGCTAAGGCTTTTAAAGTTCACCGCTCAACAATTTACCGACTTATTCACGTATGAACATTTTTCTACTAGGTCTTCGAGTAAAAGACGAAGCCATTCAAGAAGAAGAAGGAGTATCTAACTTAATTGCTGAAGCTTTACCTTCAACAGACAAAAAAGTTTTAACCAAAGTTTCACTGAAACAAAAAAGCGATCACTATGTAGGGAAAGTTTTAACAAGCCTTAAAAAAGACGAAGTATTTCTTGCGGTAGGTCCCACAAAATCTGACCCAGATGGTTTGTTAAAAATGCAACCAATGTTGGTTGTCAATAATAAAAACTGGAACGACCTTTTAGCGATCAATTTGTTTATTGCTACGGGTGGGCTAGGTCCTAAAACGGACGAAGCTCAACTTGGAGATAGTACGGTTACTAATAGATCACTTGCTTGGCAAGACGAAAACCAAGAAACAAATTGGATGAAAGTTTCTTGTTGGAATGAGTTGTCTGGACAACTTGCAGAATTACCTGCAGGCACACCAACAATTGCTGTCGGACGAGTAAGCACCTCAGAAAAAGACGATCGTATTTTTTTGAATTATGGTGTTGACAAGATTCTGTATTTACCACGGAATCAAAAGGCAGCTCCTAAAAAGGCTGCTGATCCTGAAAAAGGATTGGTTTCGACTGCTGCATTAGGTTCTCTTGATTTTTCGCTCTAACTAACCATGGTTTTTATCGCTGGCAAATTTTCGGCTGATGAGATTCTCTGCCAAATCCCACCCCATACACTCCGAATCGATCTTCAAGCACGTCGTTGGAAATCCGACACTGATCCTGAAGCGGCCATTGTCGATAGTAACGACAATGGAATACCAATTGAATTCATCTTACTTGGTTTTACACCATACTTCGGTAATCTCGGTATGCGATCGCATGAAGAGTTTATTCGAGTTAGTTATATCGGTGTTTTACCTAATCATCGTTTACTACCTCCTAGATGCGTCTGCACGAGTATCATCAGTGGTAAATCAAGTCAAAAAAACTTTATCACTTACTTCCAAACGCTTTACAACAACCGTATTAATGTCGGTGAAGTAATTACCAGCACCCGATTCGTTCAAAAATCTTTTAATGAACGAGATCCAATGACAGGTGCTGACGGCGCCAAAATTAATTACAACGCACTTGAGTTTAAAGATCGCCCGGCTCAGAGTGACGAAGAAAAAAAGCTCATCGAAGATGTTGCAGCGTGGCTTGAAAGTGATGGAGGAGAGCTGGTATCAGCTGCACTTCGTTCTTCTATCCCCGGTGCGAATCTGGTTGAACTACCTCTGGGAGAAGATCACACGACCATTAAAGGGGCATTCGTAGAGGCTAACCCTAAACGCCTCGAAGCTGGGTTTGAAGCATCCTTACAGACGCTTCCACCAGCAGCTGCGGAGCCCAGCAAGAAAAAAAATGAAGCCTCAGAACCACCTTCGGCAAAAAAAGCCGCTAGTGATCGGGAACTTACTGAGGAACAGAAAGCGGCACTCAAGGCTGCGGGTCTGGATTTTTAATCTTAAAAAATGTTTTACGCCTCCCACCACGGGGGGCGTTTTTTTTTACATATTTAACAGTTCGGAATAATGTGGAAGATCAACGTCATTAATTAAACACCAAGTGCATATATTACTAAGAAGTTTTCCTCTAACTAAATAATTAGCAAAAATTAAACTTAGTATTGAATCACGCGACTCCTCGTCTAAACTCTTAAGCCCGTCTAAAAATAATTTATGTTTAAGATCTAACTCTAAACCCATAAAAGATTTAAGTTTTTCAGTCAGTTCTTCTGAAGTCATGTCGTTTTACCAGGTTCCAAAGTTCATTTTTAATCCGGTGGCAAAATCTAAATTGTGCTCTGGGACCATTTTACTTCCTGCAGATTTTGAAGGTCAGCTTTACGAACAAGTAAAAGAAAGTGGCTCTAGCGACATAATCTTAAATAATGACGAGCGCAATATTCAAAGTGTTAAATGGTGGGAATCTCATAAAAACAAAATTGACTGGGTAATTGCAATCACTCAGGGATTAAAAGAACACACACCATGGATTACTGAGTACGGCTTGCAAGTTGCTAACAAAGGAATTTGTATTCTTGATCGACTTACTTTCCTTGAGCCCACACGGGGTCGCGAAGCATTTCTTAAGGACGCATCGTTAGTAAATATTAAGATTTTAAGCCCAAGACCAGCATTTCGTGCTGACGGTAAGCAACTAAAAGATTCTGTAACTTCAGCGTGGTTCTTTTTTCAAAAAACGGGCGAAGCAGTACCTAGTACAGTCATTGATTACGAAGTAAGCTGGCTGCGCCCTAAAGTTTCTGTAAAATGAGTGCCAAGCTTATTCAAACTCTTAATCAACTCGTTGAGTTACAAAAAGAACAAAGTTTAAAATTAGATAAAATCACTGCTATATTAATAAGCACTCAATTATTAACTGAGTGCATTGACCACGAAGGCCAACCCAGAGACTCAGAAGAATGTGCAGAAATTACACTCGAAGGCTACTCGGCAGCATTGTGTTTAATGAGCGAACTTGAACGACGTAATAAACAATACCAGTATCAAAAACGAGAATTTTTTATAAGCGACGAAGACGATGAGAGCATTGGAGAAATCTCTGATTCATTCTAAAATTAAATAAATTGACACTATTGTCTTGTCCGAAACTCGCGTAACGTTAAATGGTTTAAGGCATTACATCTGTAATGGTATTCCTGTTCCTTTACCGTCTGTAACTACTATTCTCAGCGCAACCCAGACTGAACAAACTCGAAAAAAATTAGCGCACTGGAATTTAATGAATCCAGGAGCAGCAGATCAAGCTGCGGAAAGAGGATCGTGGATTCATAATGGCGTAGAAAATTACTTAAAAGGAATTCTCACAGTTCCACCTGAAAAATATAAACTTTATTGGGATGGAATACCTGAACTATTAGACGATCTCCTTAAAGGAGGACGTGTGTTGTGGTCAGAAAAACCGTTTAATCAACCTAGATGGTCAGAGTATGTAGGAGATGATGGTGTTGGAAGAATACATTATTACGACAAAAAAACAGGCTACGGATATGCAGGATGTTGTGATTTAATTTATATAAACCAAAACGCTCAAATAGTTCTAGCTGATTTTAAAACAAGCAACGGACCTTACGCAGCCAGATTCCCAAAAAAAGATTTAGATATCGATGAAAAAACAAGAAAAGCTTTAATATCTGGTGTTTTTAAAGTAAAAAAGACTCGGCTTCAGTTAGCTGCTTACAAAGCTGCCGCCGAAAATTGCTTGGGTATTAAAATAGATAAAACACAAATTATCGTAACCACAGCAATCAAAGAATTTAATACTCAAATTTTTACGTTTGAGTCGGACGAAATAGAAAAAGACGAAGAAAGTTGGTTCGAAGTAGTTAAGCAGTATTACAATCTAAAGTCAGAAAATTAATTAAAAAAATAAACCTTCGACGGGGTTCTTAAGGGTTGCTTTTGAATTTTTGACTCCGTTTTCTGGCATACTACAGGCGCCCTGCAGCAAACTATGAAATTTATCTGTTCTATAAATTCAGTCGTTTCTAAATATGTCAACGACAAAACGGGTAAAATTTCTCCTGGCGGCAACTTTACTTCATTTAATTCAAATTGGAACGCAGAAGAATTAAATGTAGATGAGTTACAAAAAGAACTAGAAAAAGGTTATGGTTTGTGTGCATGGCACATGCTCGAAGGCAAGAGACAAGCCGATGCAACCAATGTAATTCAAGCTGGATTAATAATTGTCGATATTGACAATCAAGCAGATTACAAAGATGGTAATGGTAATAAGGTCCAGAAACAAGAATTAACCCCAGAACAAGCATTAGAGCTCGAAGTTTGCAGAAAATACTTAACACTCGCATATCACTCCCCGTCAACAACGAAAGATTGGCCAAGATTTCGTCTTGTTTTTGGCTTAGAAAAACCTATATTCGATCCTAATTTTTACAAATTTTTCACACAAAAAATTTACGCAAGTATCCCAGGCTCTGACATAAGGGCCACGACAATCCCTAATTTGTTCTACGGACCCAAACCAGGTAAAAATGTATTTGCGATTCCGGGTAAATTCATTCCGATCAATAAGCAAGACGAAGCTTACAAAGTTTTTTCTTTACTGCCTGTAACTAATAGCAAGCAAAGTGCTAACGGAGAAGAAATTTTAGATAAAGCTCATGTCGAAGATAACGGCATAGATCTGCGGCAATTAATCTCCTCGACCGTTAAAAATGTATTAGCTGGAGAACCTGTTGAGGATCGTAGCTCAACCATGGCTGCGGTTTTTAAAGAATTAATAGGATGGTCAAATTGGCTGCAGTTAAATAAAATACCTGTATGCGTCTCACCATTGACAGTAGCACATGATGCGTTCTATAATATCTATGCTTACCCGCACGACCTAGATGGCAAATTCGATCGAATTTTAAATTCAATTAAGGATGTCGAAGAAATCCAACCTGCTGTAATCCTGGCCTCTGATTTAGGAGTAATTGCTGCTTGGAAAAAAATCAGGACAGTTTCGAAAGAAATTTATGACTTGCATGTACCAGAAACTATTAAAAAAGATATTAAAAATTTAAAAAAGACTCAGGTCAATTCAGTATTAGATATTTCTGTTTTTTCATTAGAAAATAAAACAGACGATAACTCAGTCCTACCAAAACAAACATCAAAAACAACAAGTATGAAAACACCTTCTACGCCCACACAGCTCATTAGTCTGCAAAATTCTGGCAACAGTCAAAATCGTCAATTTTCTGAAAATGATGTTGCGGATATTATTGTTGCAAATCAAGGAGATGACTTTATTTACGACAGTAATCTAGATCAATTTTATCATTATGATATTGATTATGATATTTGGTATCATCAAGACGAACAACACATTAAAAGACGCATAGTAAAAGCTCTTGATTCTTTTGTAATAGCTGGAGTACTAGCTAAATACACTAGTGCAACAATTAACAGCGTTTATTTAATCTTAAAAGCAAAATTGTTGAGATCTAACGACGGAGGACGAAAAAGTATATGGACAAAAGCTCGTGGAATTATTGCTTTTCAGAATGGAATTCTTGACACGCAGACTATGGAGTTTGCTCCAGGTCCACAGAAAGAATTATACCTCCGACACAAGCTTCAATATACATATGATGGCACTGCAAGCTGCCCTGAATTCAAAACGTGGCTTAGTAACTGTTTGAATCCAGGTCAAGATCTTTTAATCCAGGCGTTTGCTCGTGCGATATTGACTGGTTACACAGCCGGAGAAAGGTTTCTTCATTTAGTAGGACCCGGAGGAACCGGAAAATCAACCATGCAACAACTGATGGTTGCTTTAGCGGGATTTCACAGTACCCACACGTCAAGTCTCGAAATAATTGAAACAAACAAATTCGAAACGTATAACTTAATCGGTAAAAGACTGCTGCTTTTAACTGATGAAAGCAATTACAACAAACGAATGGATGTGCTCAAAAAATTGACATCTGCTTCAGACACATTACGTGCTGAAAGAAAATATGGAAAAGAAATAATTAGCTTCAAACCAGAATGCTTAGTTTGTATTGCAAGTAACGAACACATTACATCAAATGATTCTAGCAGCGGTTTAGAACGTCGCCGTTTGACAATTGTTATGGATAAAGTGATACCCCCAAGTTCCAGAAAAGAACTTATTAGTGTTTATGACGATCATATTGAAGGTATTTTTGAAAAAGAAATGAGCGGTATTGTTTCATGGGCATTATCCATGAACTACAACGACATGAAAGATATTATGGCTAACCCAACTAAACATGTTCCTTCACTAAATAAAACAAATATTGAAGCATTACTATTCAATAATCAGTTTGTTTCTTGGTTAAATGATTGTTGTCTCTATGCTCCAAACTCAACCACACCGGTAGGTCAGGGAGCTCGAAAACCATCAATTGAGGAATCGGAAAAAGGAATGTATATTGCTAATGCTTATGGTTCGCTATATCCGAGCTACGCTAATTTCTGTAAAGCTTGCGGTTATAAACCTGCGGCTAAGCATCGATTTATTGAGCGGACAAAAGAAGCTCTTGTAAATATCCTTAAGCTGCAAGGTATTGAGATTGTGTTAAAAGACGGTATTCCCTCAATAAAAGGGTTACGTCTTAAAGGATTTGATTTAAAATCTGACCGAGCTTCCACTGGTCCTGATCGTCTGCCTTCACCAGTCGAATTTGCTCAAGATCCAACAACTTCTAAATGGGACTCTGCTTTTCAAAAACATGACAAGGTTTCCGAAAATTAACTTTTCTCTTATTAGTTTTGGTGCATTAACAGCTGGACTTACGACTGGAACACTACTTACAGTTAAATCTCCAGAATTTTTTGGAGTTTCTATGGCTTTTGGTGCTGGTGTGGTGGGAGGTCTAAGTGCTGCAAAAGTGAGAATGCTGGAAAATAACGAACGAAAAAGTAACACTGAAAGAGTTACATCTACATTTAGTGCTTTGTATGAAGTAAATAACGGAATAGTAGAACCTACGCAACTCGCGTACCTTGCAAATATACAACCTCAGCAAGCATATAATTTCTTGGAAGGGTTAGCAGAAAATACTGGAGGACAAAAAGTTCAAACTAAAGCAAACAACGGAATAATTTTTGCTTTTCCGCACGCATCGAATGCGCTTGAAGAGTTATCAAAAAACGCGCAAAATTGGGCAAAAGTACAAACAGAAGGACTCGTATTTGAATTAGAAAAACATAAACAAGCTATTCAAATGATGCAAAATCAAAACGCAAGTTTGATGGCTACTATTTCTAATTCACAAAAATCTTCAACAGATAATGATCCTTGGAGCAGAGAATTAACGTAAAGAAGACCAACCAGTTAACGATGTATCTTCAGAGTTTTTAACCGCATTTATAACAGTCGGTAGTTCTTTTTTTAAACAATAACCTATGCTATGAGCAATCTGACGGTGCTCTAATTGAGTCTCTTCTCTACCACGTAGGCCAACATAATGAATAAAGCTACGAATCGTACCACTCATATGCAACCTTGTAGGGGTATATAAAGGTAAAATATGTCTTGCACACTCTTTAGCAACTCCTAACTCAAGCATCTCAGCATAAACAGTTTTTATCTGACGATCAATATCTTCAAATTTATTCCAAAAGTGCTGACGTAAATATAACGGTAGCTGTTCTACACTACTCTGCCGGTTTGTTTCTCCTTTTGTCCTTAAATCAAACTTATAGGCTTCATCAAAATTTTTTAAAATTTTAATCGGATCAGAATAACGTTGCGAAAATTCTTGAAAAGTAAAACTCCGATGTCGTAAAAGCTGAGGAGACAATGCACGATTTGTGGAGATTTCGAATGAAGCGGAAGCTTGCTCAAATACACTCCAATGTCCGTGGCGAATACAAAACTCTAGTAATTGCGAATACTCAGCACGATTAGGGTTGTCAGTAGAAACTCTTGCGTGCCGAGCTATAACCTTTTCAGCGTCAGGTGTTATCCAATTAAGCTCAGCAGAATGCAACTGCATTAACTACGCGGAAAAGTCTCTTGATAGCGAAGTCTAGCGGTAATTTCTGAAGGATTAGAAACTAATTTAGTAACATCTGCAGGACCTAAACCTAAACGCATACCAGCTAAACGAACTGGTTGATTATTATTAATCATCATTTTTTTGTACCAACTCCAGGAAGTTGAAGGGGCAAAGATCCAGGTAATTGATAATTTTGAGTATATGTTGCATACGTCATATCTTGAGCATTATAAAAATTTTGCTGTGGTAAATCAGTTAAAATTTGTAACTGAGCACGAAGATTAGGATCCATACTATTTTGTGTAGTAACTAAGTATTCAGCTTTATTCATATCTAACGGACGCATTGGAGTCTGCAACGCATCTTTATGGTTGTAACCAGCAGGTCCAGTTATCTGGGCACTCTCAGTCATATTCCCCTCACCATAACTAATCGGCCCCACGGGCTCGCGAGCGTATTCCCCCCGATCGCGTCGGTATTGGGTGTAAATACGGTTGATGTCGTCCAGAGTAGTTGCACGCCTGAACTCCATCGCCTCAGGCGTATTAGCATACATAGCAGGCTTTTCAGTAGCCAAGGTCCCGATAGGCTTAACACGATCAGCCATCGGTCCTAAACCGCCAGGGCGCTGTACAAAATTATGCTTTTCCATAGTTAAATTTTAACTCCGTTTAGGTTGTTTCTCTCGGTTTGTTTCTTTAGAAACCACACGTAAATTTGATGGGCGGTTATCAGTCGGATTAAAATTTTTATGGTCTACTTCTTTACCATCACCTTTATGCACACGCCCGTTTCTTTCCATATATCTACGAGCTTTATTACGAGCAGCTCGTCGTTTTTTTTGCTTTTCTGTACCGCCATGTTCGCGATATTCTTTAGCGTAATCTCTGGTCAAGTATTAAACCGTTAAAACGCCTCAATCAATCTTAGCAACAAACGTAAATAAATTTTCAATAGGCTCGTTGTGCTCTATTACAACAAATCGAGCAAACACAAATACATCATTTTTAAAACGTTGAAATAAACCTGTATAACAACCTGAAGTAGTACCATAAAAATCATATAACTTGTCTAAGAATTTTGTTTTTTTGTCTTCTTCCGCAATATCCCAGTTATTTAAAACTTGCTGCCAGTTCATAAAATTAAAGAAATAAATTCGCTATTTGAGAATAGCAAAAAGTAACTCACTGCTCATCACGCCTTGCGGTACGGGGAAGAATGCCGTCACGGTGCAAGCGAATGGCATCGGCAATTAGAAGCCTGATGGCGGCGCTGCGAGACATGGTGTCGCTGGACCAGGCATCGAGCCACTGGATCTGCTCCTGCGTGAGTCGCAAGCTAAACGGCGAGCTAAGGGGCACTTTGCGTTTATAAATTTTTAAAAGTAAAATTACCAGGCTGTAGCTTTAATAAACCAACCACTGCGATCGCTTTCCACAAGCCAGCGAGGACCTAAATTTTTCTTTGAATATTTTTTATATTTTCCATCCGCAGATAAATACGTACCTTTCACAAGATCTAAATCTCCAAAAGGATCGTGAACAATAATGTGGTTTTTATCTGAACTTATACCAACACAACAAATCCAATGGCCACCCCCAACAGGTGCAGTAACAGGACCTTTATGAAGAATACCAATCGGAACAGGAACACCTTTTAACAATAAAGATTCAATATCTGCCCAACTTCCTGTTTGAATAAATGATGCTGTTACTCCAAATTCTTTTAAAGCTTTTATTTGATTAGCAGCTACAACAGTATCGCCATATTTATAAACTACTTTTATATACTCATTATCTGAGTCGATAGCGTTAGGTTCCAAACCACTCAGCAACATAGCGCAACTGCTGGAAAAACAAGTCCTCATAGGATCTCTATAATTATCTCTTTGTGAATAATATGGTACAGACAATTTAACTTCGGTAGACACAGCTTTTTCTTCAACGACTACATCTATATCATTAATTATTTTCCAATGATCCGGAAAAACCCACCACTCTGTTTCAGGTTGAGCTTCCAAATAAACTCGTTGATGAACCTGCCCGGCATACATATGAATTTCTGTCCACTGCCACGCGGATCCTTTCGGTACGAATAATTTTTCTTCAGCCAGAAGAGCAGCACTGTCTATTGGCTTTCTCTTAAGCCAAGTATCCTGCTTAGCCAGAATTGATTTTGACAAGAGAGGATGTTTAATTTTCTCCAAGAACAGCTTACGCTCTTGTTCACGTCGTTTGATTAAACCCGGTATTTCTTTATTTCCTTCTCCTTTAACCCAACGAGAAAATTCCGAGGCAACAATTTTTCGATCGGCGCCGCCGTTGAGTAATTTAAGAAGTGTTGAATTTATAAAAGCAGTAGGACCAACATTAAATACAAAAGAAACTAATGCGTCGTATTCATTTTGATTAATTTTTGCGTAAACAAAAGAACTAACACATTGTTCACTACTAACCACGTCATCAATTAAATATGCTTCTGCTTGTTCTTCGGTTATTTTCATATTTGGTTTTACATCAGAACCGGTATGCCCATACCCTATGGTGAGGACGTTTGAACTACACAAGTAAGAGATTAAACGAAGTCCTTCAAACTTCTTTATGAGGTTTAATCCTCGAGACGAAATCCTCATATTTGTGAATTGTTCTTCTTTTACTCTGACAGCTTAATTAACAAAAACTACAATATTTAATAAATAAGTAATAAAAAATCACCCCAATTTGGGGTGATACTGATCATTTAATAAGTGGTCTAATCAAGCAGCACTCATAGTTACACGGTACTCAGTGGCACTCCTGTCTGTACGATCAACATACACAGTTGCTGTATCAGAAGTAGACACAGAATATGTAAAACTAGATGAAGCTCGACGGCTGATTTTAGGAGCTATTGCTTCACCAGCAAGGGTGCCATCAGACTTATAAACTCTTACGCCACGAACGGCAAAAGCGTCTGCAGTAAGGGTAATTGTGGCTGTTCCGGTAGTGCCATAGGTTATTTCATACACATCAGCTAAAGGGTAACTGCCGTCACCCGCAAAAGTCCGAAAGCTATCTATAGTGACGTTAGAACCATCACTAGTACGAAACTGCCCAAAACGAGTTATGCCTTCTGGAGCAACGCCAAGCTCACGATTAAAAGTTACTTCAGCCATCTGTCAACACAAAACCCATTTAATTAAATTCTAAACTATGGAAAGCAAAAACAATTACAACAAATTAAATGCTTTGATTTATGAGTTAATTATTTTTTTTGAAAGGTTTTTTCCAAATTTAGTTCACAACCCGTGGATAAGACGAATAAAATTAAATTGTCGGGATGACTGGGCAGAATTCAGAACAATGGTAGCGATGATAGAACTAGAACAAGAAATAGAAAAAGTGCACCAGTTCTGGAAAGAAGAAGAAAAACAACAAAAAAATCATCCAATATATACAGAATTACCTCCTGATGGGTCTAAAGCTCAAGAACTTTTAGGTGGAGAAATACGGCTCAGCGCTCCTTGGACTGTTGAGTCTTTAAATACGACCGAGCCTTCTTCTTCGCACGAACGCAGTTAGGAACGGTTTTACCGTTTTTTTCTTTATAACCCTCTTGTACGTAGCCTTCCCAGCAGGGACCTTGCTTAGCCATTGTTTTTAGATTGCTTGTATGCGCGAGCTTTACGTCCCGCTCGTTTAGCCGCCTCTGTGTTAGAGACGTGAGTATTTACAGGTTTGCCCTTGGTGGCCTCTTTCTTTTTTTCGTCTGTCGCACGTCGTTCTTCAGCGGACATGGAAGCCCACGCGGCACGGGGGAGGTAACGCTCAGTGCGTCCTTTTTCGCGAGCTAAATCGGCCATTATTTCTTCTTCTCGTATTCCTCACGAGTTTGCCAGTCTTCTTTAGACCACTTACTTAAGCGATTCTCAGAAGACTTTTTACCCGCATAACGACCACCCATTTCTTTATAATATTTTGTTGCTAACTGCATCGCCCGTGCAGAGTGACCGCCGAGACGCTTGCGAGCCTTTGCTTTAGCGCGAGCCCATTTCTCAGGATCTTTTTTAGTAGCTACCTCAGCCATCAATCGCGACCTTCAGTATTACGTTCAAATTTACGACCTTTTTTGCGTTCCATTTTATATTTTTGAGCGCGGGTTTTGGCACGAGTCACAGCACTCATTTCGCCACGTCGATCACCTTTTTTAGTAGCTTCAGCAGTACCTTTTTTTAAATCACCAGATTCTTGAAGTGTTTTAGTAGCAATAGCGTATGCGGAACTTTCGCTGTATCCTTTATCTTTTAATTTTTTAACCGCATCTTCTAAAATGGCAGGCATAAAAAAATAACTGCTCCTATAATTTTAGTAGCAGTTATCTCAAAAATGCTGAATCAAATCACAAGTAACTGGAGCGAAATTGTTGGAATTGCTGCAGGCGTTCATATGCTTGCTCTGGCAATTGTAAATCTCACCCCAACTCCAAAGGATGATGAACTTTACGGTAAACTTTATCGTGCCGTAGAAATCTTGGCAGGTGTAATCACGAAGTTAGCCAAGAAGTAATCATGCCGCTATAGAAATTGGTAGTGGGCGCCACGGAACCGGCAGCGTCACTAGAGGATCGAATTCTGGCTGATTAACCCAGCTAAGAATTCGATTCTCTTTTTCTGGTGTCCAGAAATCCTGAGACCTAAACCAAATGCACCAATCTTCTGAACTTTTTAAAATATTACAGTCGCCACAGGCGGCTATAAGATTTTTTTTAACAGTTGAACCACCTTTAGCTCGTGGTACAACATGGTCTAATGTGGTCGGGTTCTCTTTCCCGCAATAAGCGCAACAACCCCAATACTCAAATATTTGTTTTCGGAATCTTTTTTTAGCAAATCTTTTTTGTAAACACGAAAGGTCAAAAAGAAGATCCCGTTCGCTCACAAAAGTGAGTGCGGCTACGTCAATTATAGATTACTAACGCTATCTCTCAAAAAGGAGCTAGCCGGTATACTGACATAGCTCGACCCAAAACCAAATGAGCACATTCAATAAACTTAAAATCCTCCCAACGACTATTTATGAGTTTCAGTTGCCAGATGACTGCTGGGAAAAATTAATAGAAAAAATCAGAAAAATTAATCCCGAAAGTCTTCATAGGAGAGACGATAAACCTCATTATGGTTTTTCGGGATCAGGAATAGCTTCTCTCCACCGTGAAAGCGAATGGCACTTTTTAATTGACTACATAGAAAAAAAACTTGAGGAAGTAAAAGCAGATATAGGATTCGAAACTATAGAAAAATTAAAAGTATCTTTAATGTGGGCAAATAAAAGTGAAATGTTTGAGTGGCACCACGCGCATGAACACCCTTGGTCAATAATAAGTGGAATTATATATATTCAAGGATTTGCCGGAAAAACTTGGTTTAGTCGTAAGAGTGAATATGGTCTTGACTTTCCGGTGCCTTTGCACATATCAAACGCAGAAGAAAAGCAAAATATCTACAAACACGAATTTAAAGAAAGAACAATGGTTTTATTCCCATCAAGCTTAAGGCACTCAGTAGATGAAAACTCTACGAGCTTACCAAGAATTACAATAAGTTTTAACACTTTTCCTGCTGGTAGTGTTGGTGATGTTGAAAAACTAGCTGGAATTTATCTGGATGTATTGTGATGTGGACACTGGGTATTCATGCGGGTAAACACAACTCAAGCATATGTCTTTTAAAAGACGAACAAATTGAGTTATTTATAGAGGAAGAAAGGCTGTCAAAAATTAAATACGACAATGAACCCATCAAGTGCTTAGAAGAAGTAAAAAGAGTTACAACATTTGTAGATAATTTAATTATTACGCACAGTAATTCTCTTGACTACATAAAACATTTACTTCGCAAAAACGGTGTAACTATTGGAAACAACATAGAAATTAGAAACGATATACATCATTTATGCCACGCTGCATCTGCATTCTACGGTTCGGGGTTTACAGAAGCTGTTTGCGTTGTATTTGATGGACGGGGATCGGAATTTGAGCTGTCAAATGGCGCTTATGGAGCCGAAACAACTTCAATATACAAAGTTTCTTACCCAGCAAACTTTGAACTTGTTTATAAAAAACTTGTAGTTGATCCAGTAAGAGGAGCAAACTTTGAAGGCGTGACTTTAAACACGCAAGTAAACATAGAAATAAGTTCAAATATTGACATAGGAGGAATGTACCAAGCGGTCACAAATTTACAAGGTTTTAATAATCTTGATTGCGGGAAAACTATGGGTTTGGTTGCATACGGAAAAGAAAATTTAAAACTGCCTGACTTGTGCGTAGGGAATAAAAAAGAATCAAACTCAAACTTATTCACTAACGATAATAAAATTAACACTAGATTATATCCACAGTTAAAAACTAGCATAAATGATCAGATCCAAGCAGACTTAGCTTTTGCTCTGCAGAAAGCTACACAAGAGAAAGCATTAAACTATATAAGACAAGCTATAAAGACAACGAAAAGTAAAAACGTAGTACTATCAGGAGGTTTTGCATTAAACATAGTAGCAAATAAATATTATAAAGATAAACTGCCTAACATAAATTTTTACGTAGATCCTTTAGCTAGTGATGGTGGTCTGTCTCACGGGGCAGCAAAATTGATGTATTATTCTTTAACTCAAAGTACACAAATAAATAACTTTAAAAGTTTATATTTAGGCCCCAAAATTATCAATAAAAAAATTCAAGAAAACAACGTAGAAACACAACAAGTAGCTGAGCTTTTAAATCAAGGGAAAGTAGTTGCTTTATTTCAAGGACGATCGGAAGCAGGTGCAAGAGCACTGGGAAATCGTTCAATACTATTTAACCCAACACTCCCAGATGGTAAAAAAATAATAAATACTATAAAAAATAGAGAATGGTTCAGACCTTTTGCGGGAACAATATTAAAAAATTGTGCTGAACAATGGTTTGATATAAATGAAAATTCTTTTATGACACTTACGGCTAACTGTAAGCAGCCGACCAAAATACCAGCAATAATCCACGAGGACGGAACGTGTCGAATACAAACACTAACTGAAGAGCAGAATTTGACGTATTACAAAATAATTAAAGAATTTTATGCAATCACAAATGTGCCAATCGTAGGAAATACTTCTTTTAATATAGATAAACAACCTATTATAGAAACGCTAGAGGATGCTTTAAAAGCATTAGAAAAAACTAAAATAGATTATTTATATTTAGCCGATACAAAAGATTTAATTAGCCGTAATCCTCAGACAAACTGTACCAACCAGTAATTATATACTTTGTCTCGGTCGAAGAAACAATACCGCGATGAGTATGTGTAAAGTCAGGTGGCCAAATTAAAAGCTTACCTTCTTCTGCTTTTTCAGTATGTTTATAATATTTAAATTCTGTCCCTCCTTGGTCTTCAATATTATTTAAATACAACATAAATACCAATAAACGTCTTGAAGTAGCTACAGACTGTCTTTCTAGGTGAAACTGTTTGAAGCCACCGGTAGGAGGTGTATATTTTTGAATATTAAAAGGTTCAGTCATACTAAAAGCAATTCCATTAAGCTCTGAAAATTCTTGAATATATTCATTAACGCAAGTCCACAGCCAATCTAAAAATTTGGCTAAACATTTATAACCATAAGCTTCGTGCAAGGGAATAAATATCGTTGTGGACTCTTTTATCTCCTTGCGAATATGTCTTGTTCCATCGGGCATATAAATACAACCATCATCCTGTAATTCTTTATGCTCCTCAAACCAATTAATTATGTCTTTACAAATATCAGGTTTATTAAAAGTATACCGACGTATAAAAGTCTCAACAGTCATAAGTTTCAAATACGTAAACTACAGATGTTCTAAGAACATCAGTGCATCTTAGAGGAGACTGCCCACAATGGAAAATATTTGAAGGAAAAATAACGGCTCGATTGGGCACGTAAGCAATGGTAGAGACTTCGAGACCGCCGGGCTCTATAAAAGCAAAGGGCCCTCCCCAAGAGATATCCCAGGTTTTATTAGTAAATATTAAAACCGATACAAAATTGGACTTCTTAGAATCTTGATGAAATTGACCTTCTTGACCATAAACTTGACCATTTATATGAATACGATCTAACTTAAAACGACGACGTAAATGTTTTTTACTTTTAAGAATTACAGAAGGAGAAAAAGAAAATAAACTAAGAGGTTTGTTTGAGTTTCGAACACCAAAAAATAAAAAAGGATTACTAGAGTCACTCCAGTTACAAAGTTCCATCTGCATATAAGAAAATTCGTCCGAAAGAGCTGAAAACTCTGACGGACGAAAAAAATTATCTAAAACTATAGGTAAAAAATAAAAATTAGGCGCCTCCGCAAATGTAAACATAGAATCTGGTGTGTGTCACATCAAAGCTAGCAGCCGTTGTCCCAGAAGCAATAATTTTGGAAGCAGCCGTATTTACAATATTCATACCGGTCGAGGTCTGAGCAGACTGAGCTGAGTCTGGGCTAGAACCACCATCCTGACCATTACTATCAGCGCACGGACCGGGACCACCCTGGCCAGCAAGAGTGTGAATATGAGATTGCATATTCGCAGCCTGAAAAGAGCCAGGATTAGTTCCAGTTGGAATATCACCCGATAAAGCGACTCGCGAAGACCTATCAATATCAGCATTGCGGCCAAAGTCGTGACCGCGAAAATATAAATTGTTAACATCAGGAAGGTGAATAGCGTTCGCAGTACTTCCATAACACCCCGAAGGCCAGGCAGCACTAAGACCAGTTGCAGATGAACGAGCAATCGATTGACCGTTCATTAAATAATAAGTAAGACCGTTTAGACCGACGAACGATGTGCCGCGATAAACAGCGGAATGAATAATATGACTGATCATAATTAAATAGGAAGTACGACCACGGCTAAATATACATCTATATTAGCTGGTCTACTTTCGTTACCTGTGCCGATATTAGACGTAGAAGAAACAGGGGTAGTCAATCCGTTTGTCGGAGCAGTGTAGTCACACCGTCTATTTCCTCCAGCTAGTACGTTTGAGCTAACTGTGTGATTGTGAGATATAAAGTTATCAGTAGCCCATCCACTCACGCCGGCATAGCCAGATGGTTGAAGCGTGGTTCGGCCCACGGGGGCGCGTAAGAAGATGCCTCGATAATCGGGTAAGTTAAATGTAGTGCTACCATCACCCGAACCGTATAAGTTACCAATACGTGAATAAAGTGTGGCGTAAGTGTTTCGACTAATGGCCTGGCCACTAGCGATCATTACATTCGTAGCAATAACAAGAGAAATGTTGGCTGCGTCATTAGGAGTTAAAAATGCCATGGCTAAGCCAACAGGCAAATTTTCGGAAATACTAGCAACTAAGGGGATAATTTCATAATGTCTACCATGATTATCATTACCTCCTGCATTATTGGTTGTAAAAGTGGGGTTACTCATATCAGTAACACCGCCATTACCATTACTGGCTTGGGGAGTCTGATAAGTCCGTAAGGGAAAAATAGTGTGAGTATGAGTGGGAAGGACACCTACGCCAGAGGGAGTCGTTCCAGATACAGTAGCAGCCTTAAAATAACCGTAAATAGGTGTGGTGTTAGGTAATGTAAAAGTAGTAGAACCATTTCCACTACCATAGGTATTACCTATACCACTATATAAAGCTCCGAAAACAGTACGGCTAGCAGTAGAACCATCACAAGGGCAATATTTAACCCCACTAATAGCAGTAACAACGCCACTAGAGATAGCAAAGACAAAATCACCGGCAGTAACCCAGGGATTTGCATAAGACGGGGCAACAGGCCAGGCATCAATTAATTTTTGTTGATAAACCTCAGAAGGTGCCACATAAGAACCATCAGTATCTGTGACACTAGGTAAAGTAGTTTTACCCGTATAATTAGCTAATTTTTTATTTGTTGTCATGAGAGTGAATACTCGAAATAAAAACTTGTTTCGGAATCTAAAGGAGTTGAACCTTTAACCCAGTCACTAGGTATTGTAAAGTACAGACGCACGTTTTCGGGAACGTGAAAAATAAAACCAAAAGTTTCATACTGAGCCTTCCAGCGATCAAAATTAGCATTAATAAAAGATTTAGCTAGCGCTTCATCATAAATTTGTTTATTTGGAGGTACGGAAACAGCTGAAGGAATATCGTCATAAGTTAATAAGGTATCTTCAGGTTGTTTCAATAAATAAAGTATTTTTGCTGTATAACTGGCCACGGCTTCTTTATACACTGAGTCAAAAGCGCCTAAATTTATATCAGGCACGGATTTAAGTAATTGTGTTAAAATAGCTCGGACTTCGCGATTAACTTTATAGCCATCTGTAATTTCTCGCTCTGTCTTTTTTCGCGATTTAAATGTAAATGAATCAAAATCCCAGTAAACTACATAATCTGAGGTAACTTCAGGATACTCAAAAGGTCCAGAATACCCAGCAAGATAAATATCATCTAACAAACATTTTTTGCAGTACCTAGTTTCACCTGAAGGAAGGCGAAACCTAACAGGTAATTTTTCAGGTATACCCCCCTCAAAGCTGAAATAGCTTTGAGAAAAATCAGAAGTTTCCATGGTCACACCACGACATAGCTAATAGCCGCATCAAGGTCACCAGAATTACTAGCAGACATCCTTAAACTACGTCCACTAGGAAGAATTAATTTGTTAGCAATAAGGTCAACGTTCGCATCAGCGGGAACGGCAATTGTATGAGCAACGTAAGAAACAACAGTAGACCCGTTATTTATAGAGCATGTCGCATCACAAGCAAGAGCACCGTCAGTATTACTAACAAGAATACTCAAAACAATAGTAGAGTCCGAGGTCGAAGTAACAACAGCAACCGGACTCGTATCTACGTTTCGCTGAGTCCCGAGGTAAAAAGTAGCCACTACTCAGAGGTTCGAATATTCAAATTATAAACGATTGAACTTAAAAATTAACTCAGGGCCATAATCAAACCAATTAAAGCACCCTCATTAACAGGAAGATTATTCGCAATTACAAAAAGTGCGGCGTTGCCTGAAGCCAAAGCTTTAACACTATCGGCCAAAGCATTGTTACCAGAAACAGTAGCGTATAAACCAGAGGAAATTGCTCTATTAGAGTTCTGCTGAGAACTTAAAGTTGCTGAAATACTAGAATTACCTGACGATAGAGCCGTTACAGCAGCAAATAAAGCGGAGTTACCAGAACTTAAAGCTGTAGAAGTGACCGAAAGACTTTCATTGCCAGAAGCTTGCGCAACAGCAACCAGAGAAAGCGCTGAGTTACCAGACGATAACGCTGTTAAGCCAACATTAATTGCCGCATTTCCTGATGCTACAGCAGGGACAGCTGCACTCAAAGCAGCATTACCTGACGCTTGAGCAACTGCAGAAGGTGCAAAACAAGCTTGACCCGATGCAATAGCAGTCGGAGCAATAACTATTGCAGCACTACCAGAAGCAATTGCTCGGTTACTGGTTAAAATAGCATCGCGGCATAAAACTTGAACAAATTGATTCCCTAAAACAGCATCTTCGCAATCCTGAAGAGCGTTTACAGAATTTGTTAGGGCTGCGTTACCAGAAGCAAGAGCGGTGCTGGCAAGAGCAACAGCGGCAGTGCCAGAGGCAAACGCTATGTTCGCAGCGGTAACAGCAGCGGTTCCAGAAGCAAATGCTGTATTAGCATCTGCAAGCGCTGCGTTACCCGACGCAAGGGCTAACGCAGAAGATGTAGTTGCTGCTGAACCAGAAGCGATAGAAGAAACACTTATCTGCTGAGCTTGATAACCTGAAG